CTAATAAGGGAGAATAGNCCATTGAATAATTAGCCCGCCTGGCACATCTGGAATACGAAAATAATCATTTGTTGTGAAAGTTCGCTTACCAAAAATACTCATCAGTCCAACAAGTGAAACCAGCTTATCCGCTGTTCCCACCTGCATTTCCGCATTTGATGCAATTCCCTTTTTAGCGGCGTCGCCTAAACCAAGGTTTAAGAGAGTCTGCGCAACAGCTGCCGGGCCAGCGTCTTTAATTTCAGATAAGTTGTTAGCTTTCTGTAATGCATCACCGAGCAGTTCAGCTAAATTGAGATTGGACTGAGCTTCAGCCACAGCCTCCGGCCCTGCCGCCGCGATTTCAGCGAGGTTATTAGCAGTCTGCAAATAGGTATTGGCCCCCTCTTTACGCCACACACCAATGTCTAATGCGCCAGTGGGTTCTACGCCGGTGTTTTCTGACAATGCAATATAGCTATTGCCGCCGTGACTCACTCTCGCCCCAGCCTGATAGGGGGCATCGGTAAACCAAATTAGCTGCCCAAGGTTTTGCAATTCCTGCAAGGCTAAATCCACTCGGTTATGCCACCAGTTTTCCCACTTGGCCTCGGGCGGATCTTCTGATGCGCCGCCTGCCCACCCACGCGCAATCAGGCCGTCGCCGGGGCGTTCAAATTGCGCAGGCACACTGGCCCACGGCTGATTAAAGCTATCATTTCTGGCCATATCTTGGCTCCAATTAGATGTAAGCGCCCATGCCGTAAGGCTGGGCGTCGAAGGTGCCTTTATAGGCAAAGGGATGATGATTAACGCGGATTAAGCTGGCTTTGACGCCTTGAGGTCGGGGGATTAAATCAAATAGCTGAATGAGCACCAAGACATTGGCGGGGATCGGTTTATCGACCCAGATAGTTTTCATGGTCATATCCTGCCCATCGATGATGGCGGAATTAACATCCAGAATGTAATCAACCGCAGTTTTGATTTCATCCAACGTGGCGTTGGTGTTGTTTTTCTGGATCTTGGCTTTGATTAATACGCGATAGAGATAATCCGATACCGGAACTTTGCCGATTTGTTCATGCGGCGCTTTATACGGCGCGACATTGTAGGGTTGTGCACCGCCGGTACCGTTATAAGCAAATATCGATAAGTAATCGCTGCGGATGAGTGGCCGCTCAGTAAATCCGGCAATGCGGCCACAGATATCCAGTTGATCACCTTCGGCATTATCAATATCCAACAGGTTATTGATTTTAGTGATCTGCTCTTCCAGAGCAGATTGGATGATGTTCGGTAAAATACTGATCCATTCAAGCAGTTTCGGCGCATTTTTATATTGCAGGTAAATCCGTGACAGCGCTTTTTTACGGTGGTTATACATAGACCACCTTGATATTCTCAGTACTGAACACCCCGAGCTGGTTAAAGGCTATTCTCACTGCACTCTCATTGGCCTGTTCGACAGCAGTACCAACGGTAATCGCATTCACAAAGCCATTACCGGCCACCAAATAATTGACTGGGGTAAATAAACGGCCCGCGCCAATACTTTCACCAATTTTAAAACCCAACTTAGAAAAACCATTGGTCTGATCAAAACCGGTAATGCTGTAATCGACAATCGCCTGTTTAATCTCTTCGTCAATAAATTCGCTATTACTGGCGATCTCTACCCGTACATAAACCGGTATCAATTGGGGGCGAAAAAAGGTTACGGTGATCGGGTTACCTTTTGGGGTAACAGTATCCAACGAGATTTTATTGGGGAAAGTGCTATAACGGTTTAACCCACAGCCGGGGCTTTTATTGATGGCAATGCTGTTAATAACATCCTCGATGCTGCCGCCATCAACAAATATCGCCATTGAGTGACCGAGCACCCCATTCTCGTCGGCTTGATCTTCAAAGTTTTCATAAATCCGTGCCCGTTTAACATCATCAATATTGACCAGCGCCGCATAAATATTATCAATCTGATTGGAGCCAGGTAACGCCACTGATTCATTGCGCCGGATGTGAAATGCGTTATTAGTTTCCTTATCCAACCCCATTGACGCTGCAGTGTTATTTGTCACCGCCGTAATGCCGCCGATCGGTGTGGCAATAATGGTCAGATTATGACTATTGGCCCCCTGCGCCCCTGCCAGCGTACAAGTGACATTCACCGTCGCATTCCCTGCCGCGTCAGTAACAACATCACCATCGGTCGCCCATAAGGTATTAGTCGCCCTATTTCTGATTAATGTCCCGGCATTGATCGGAGTAAAAGCGATACCGCTAAAATTAACGGTGGCAGTTGAATAGGTCGCACTTTTGCGCTTGATTCCAGCGAACGCAGCAATGCGGTCTAATTGTTGGTCAATCGCTGAGTTGGGATCGGCTGCGTGATAAGCATTAATTACCGCTTCATCCAAATTAGCTAATGCCTCACACCAGACCGCTATTGCCAGACCATCTGGCGATTCCGGGTTAATATTCCAGCCATCATCAATAGCAAGATAACGCTGGCGCATAGTATCCAGATATTCACTCAGCGTGGTGCCGCTAGCCCCGTCACGATTAATGGTTGCCATTAGATAAGATCCTCAGTGAACAGGAAATCAAATGCGTCGTTATTAATATCAATCACCGCGGCAAATATCGTTATTTTGCGATTCTTCATATCGAGATCCATTTCAAAGCGGTTAATGGTCAGCACGCCTTTGGCCGCCAATAAGCGCTGTTTAATATTGGCTTCGGCAATATCGCGTGAGGTTTTGCCCAATATGCTTTGGAACCACGGCGTTCCCTCGGTGGCATCAAGAAAATACTCGCCAAGAAATAACCGTAGGCAGCAGATCATGGCTTGCCGGGTTTCTTCTTTGCCGCTAGCAAACTGGCTGCCGTGGGTAACAATGTCGCCATTTTGGAAATTGCGGATCACAGTGCCTCCGGAAACAAAAAGCCCCGGCATAAGCCAGGGCGATAATAGGTAGAATGAAATCAGGATAATGAGGTTATTGCGGCCCATCAGTGCGATCATTGCCGCGTTGCACGCCACCGTGGTCGTGGTCGCCGACTTCCAGCTCGCCAATCGCCAAACCACCTTGGGTAACCTCAGTGCGGCCATTAAGGGTGGTTTGCCCATTATTGGTAAACTCTGGGCCGCTATAGCTCATGCCAGATTCGGTAAGCGCCAGTGTGGTGCCGCCAGCCGTCAAAGTCATTCCACTATCAGTGAGGTGAATACGCACCCCGCCACTTTTGTTACTTAAACCAATCCCCTCGGTCGGCAAGCCCGCAATCGCGGTTTGTTGTGAGCGGTAGCCAGGGGCAAAGAAAGCATCGGACGGATTAAACATCCGTGCATCCAGTGGTGCTACCGGCCCCCCCTGACTGAGCCAGTTATCGATAGAACGTTGGCTGAAATGAATATAGCCCTCGGTACCCGCTGGCAGCTCATGAAAAACCGTCCATTCGGCACTGCCAGAAAATTGCACCGGTACATGTTCGATAACGGGTAGTGTCTTAAATTGGCCGTCACCGATATGACGCTGAATGCCACACTCCACCACCGCGCGTTGCAAGTCTGCATCATAGCTAATGACTTTGCCGGGCATGCCGATCATCAGGTCACGCACCATATCGCGTTTGAGCAACATCATAGTGGTATACAGCGGATTGCTCTCAATCATTATTACCTCAGGGCATACGCCATTGACTGATCAGCGTGGTTTTCCATGTATCACCCCATAGGGTGCCTTCGTGGTAGGTACGCAGCACATTAAATTGACCGGTTTGCTGTTGAATATTCGCCAAATTATTGAGGTCAGTGTTATACATGCCGCTGAAATTGATCGTCCAAAAGCTCGACGTAACATTAATCACATCAGCCGGCTGAATTTGATGATTCATTTTAACGTCAATTTCCATGGTACTGAGATACCAGCGCGGCACACTTTCCATACCATTTTGAGCAGTTATATCGTGGGTTACCCCTTTTCTTGCTGCTCCTTCTCTACCCAATAAAACGCGTGTTGGCGTTAGCATCCAGTAATATTTCCAGTCCTCCCGTAAGGCATTCAAAATATCGCGGCACAGTCGACCACCTGCATTATAGGAAAAGGCAAAACGGGGAAGATCTGAAAAATCACCAATCACTTCAACATCAAGGCCAAACTCACCTGCGATATCTTTCAGCATTTTTATGGCGGGAGTATTGGCTCCCCATACTTTAAAACTGGCGGTATTCCATGCCAGCCCCATCGTGCGGCAATATAACCGCAGGCAGGTATTTACCCCCTCTTTGACCACTTCGACATTGTGAATCCGTCCGCTGAATATCGTGCCGATGTTGTCACCATAACCGGCTTTTAATACCAGGTTGCCATAACGTTTTTCTTTGTCGTCATAGCGCTGGATCAAGGCGCGGGTGCGCGCTGAAATGCCGTATAGAGTGATTCTGGCGGTGGCATCAACATTTTGCGGGGTATTATCAACAGCAAAACGGATCTCTAATGGCGGCTGATAGGTAAGCTCATCACCACTCACCGGGGTAATGGTCAGTAAGTAATTACGGCCAAAATAGCTACTCATTATTGGGGTACCATGTCAGACGATTATTAATGCCAAGATTGGCTATAGTCGGGGTCTCCCCAGCTAATATCAACGGGCCAATATCGGTATTAAGTCCCGCCAATAAATTAGCGCCGACATGCAAAGCTCGCCCCAAAACTACCGGTTCGCCCTGCTCATAAATATCGACGCAGAAATAATTAAAACGGGTGAGCCAGTGCAGACGAAAAACCAAATAGTGATTATTTAATTGCACTCGGAAACGCTGCACCGCGTAACCATTGTTTAATGGGATAATCTTCATTACGTGGCCTCAACAAAAACTTCACCAAATGAGTATTCACGTTGCCCCTGAGTGGCGGCACTATCGCCATAGGGTAAGTTGTCATTGGTTTCAGCGACGGTGTCGTAAATAATATTGAGCTGCAACAGTTCAACCACAATCTCTAACCCGCCCTCATTCTCTTTTTTCAATTGGGTGCGGGTATTGGTGATCAGACAGTTTTTATAGGCTGCCCCCCGGCTGGCCACTAATTCGAACGGCGTATGTGAGCGCTGTAATTCACGCAATTGCTCGAGTAAATTTTGCGAACGGGTTGAGCGCGATTGTGATCCCAAGCTACCGGAATACAAACTGGTGCCAACCGAAGCAGCCACCCCAGCCAGTGCCGCCGCCCGTCCAGAAAGCAAACTGGCCGCCATACCGGTGGTGATGCTGGCACCGGCACCCAGTAGCCCGGCAATGCTGCTATCTTGCTGGGCCAGCAGTTCACGAAACCAGTTATCGGACACACCGATAATCATCGTTAGGGCCAGTGCGCGGGTAACCGCATTATCATGGGCAGTATTCGCATCTTCCAACGGAAATTCACTCACATCGGTGCGCAGCTCGCTAGACTCTTCCAGTAATGCATCAAAATAGAGATTGCCGATTTTTGGTCTGTTACGAGTAAATAGTCCGGTAATAGCCATCAGTAGTGCTCCGTATGCATCATGTCGCGTGCTTGCTGGGCTAGTTGGGTTGTAGCCTGTAACACCCCGTCGCGGATGGATTCGCTATCACCGCCCACGGTACCCACGTTAATAATATTATGTTGTTCCAACCTGACATCACCACGGGGAGCGGATGCGGTGACTGATTGCGTGGGAGTAGTTTGGCGGTCGCTGTAGCCCTGAATCTCTTCCCATGAGCGTTTGGGCTGGGCGTAATTTGATGAAGGTAGCGAGGCCCACATACCACCCAATCCACTTGTAGCATCAGCAAAATTCCCGTTCGTCACATTTTCTAGCTGACCGGCACGTTGAATCAGAAACAGCGCGGCGAGATCCTGACTGCGTGGTGAAAAGTCAGTCAGATTAAGCGCTTTAGCAGCATCATCCCAAGAACTGCTGGTGAACTGGTAGCGCCCTGCAGCCGAGGTTTTATTAGTCGTGCCGTCCGTTTGCGTGAAATCTTTTAATTGTCTTGGGTGATCGCTACTGTCATAGAATTGGTCGCCGCCAAACATCGTATTATAGCCAGAATTGGCATAACTGGCGGTTCCCTCCGCTTTGGATAACACATCCAGATACTGGCGAACGGTCGGATCATCAACCAGATTATTAAGGTCACTGGTGTAAGGCACTCCGGGATTATTTTTAGCCCAGTTCTGGCGCCCTATCGCTTCGGGATTACTCATGGCTTTGGCATCGTCGGCACTGGTGAAAATATTACCGGGCGTTAATGCCGCCGCCGCGCCGATGGTAATAGGATTGACCAGCAAGCGTGACAACCAGCCGCGTCCACCACCAGCACCCGCAGGTGGTTTACTGCCGCCGGGCAACATGCCACCAACAAACTTTAATGCACCGGCGGTACCGGCCAGACCTGCCGCAGTCAAAATCGCTTTTGAAACTTCGGGGTTTTCTTTAATAAACTGATTAATACTTTCTAATAACGCATTTATGATTGGCAGTAGGTCGCCACCCATCGAACGGGCCAGATTGTCAAAGTTAGTCGCTAGATCCGCCATCTCTTTATTAAACTCATTGGCTGAATCAATAAGCTTGGGATCGAGTGGTTTATATAACTCTTCAAAATTTTTCAGTGAGGCATTAAGCCCCTTGCTGCCGCCTTCCAGTAAGCGGGTAAAGGGATCATTATCACCGCTGCCAATTCCACTGCGCAGATTTCGCCGCTGGTCATTATCCATTTTGCCGTAAGCATCTATAAGATATTTTAGCGAGTCCATGCCGGTTTTATTGGCAAATTCCGTCGGGTTAAATGCACCATTCCAATAGGCTTTATCGCCTAACTCCCCTTGTCTGGCACGTTGTTGCAGGTCAGGGATTTTCTGCACAATCTGGTTAGCCGCATCAGGGCTAAGGCCAAGACTGCGCATCGCGTAGCGCAGACCATCGATCTGTTTAACGGTAAAATTGGTAATCTTACTCAGCCTGTCCATTTCTAATACTGAGGCAGATAAATCCGCAGTCAGGGCTTTTAACCCAACACCGGTGCCAGCAGCAGCAGCCAGTTGCAATATGCCGTCTTTAATCCCTTTAACGGCATCATTGGCTGCTTGAAAGCTCTTTGCATCTGTTTCCAGGCCAAGGGAAACCAATAAAGAATCAATTGTCTCTGACATGGAAACCTCATATTTTAGGTGTAAAAAAACCCGCGCAATGGCGGGTTTGATATTTTGGGGAGTTACTTTTGATGACAACTTTAGAGCTAAAATTTAAGATTTGATAATTGTTATAGATTCTTTTTTAGTTTTTGCTCATTCAGTTTTTTATGCAAATCATTGATGAAAACGATATTCCTTATTATTATCATAAATACAGCATAACATTGAATAAGAAAGAGATATAAAACATATGCAAAGCCTATCGTCTTTATTGTTACATGATGAAAAATATAAAAATCTGTATTTTTCACAATAGCACTTATGACATAGAAAAATATTACACCAATAAGCACAAGAGCTGATGCAAGAATTATAAAAACCAGTGACTCTATTCTTTTGGTATCTTTAGTGCTGGCAATGAAGTCGATTTTTTCACTTTTCACCAACCCTGAGATAGCATTAGGATAAAGATAAGCCAACCATATTCCTACTATAGCAAAAATCATAGCTGAAGCATTTTGAAGCCCTGAAAGTATATCAACCACTCCTTGATACCTGATGTTATCATGCATATAGAATGATACATATACTAAAGATATGATCACTAAAATATGCAGAATAACTTTTATCTTTAACATATTAGTTTGCTCCCGCAACTCCTAAAATATTAATGTTAACTGCATCCCTCGCAACTTCTTGGATATCAGCATCTACTCCATTATTCGCTGCTTCCTGAACATTAATATCAGCTTCGTGACCTGCAACTTCTTGCTCTTTGTGTTTCAAATTAATACTTGAAATAAATTCATTTCTTTTAATGTCTATAAATTCATATAGTTCTTCTGCCGAGAAATGCTCATTTTTAGCTATGGTGTATGGAATCGAGATTTCCTCTCTCAAGACGTATTCATTAAGCCATTTAGTTTGTCCCGACTTACCTTCCTGCTTAAATCCTATATTATTCCAAGTCGAACCTGCAGCATAACCTTGTTCATAAAAATCGAATAATTCATCAATCTCTTTTACACTTGGACTTCCACCGACAATTAGCTCAATTTGTTTTTCTTGTTTTAACTCAGGGCGCTCATCTCTAACAAATGGCAATTTGTCAAATGCTTGAACCCACCAAGCCCTTTCATCTGCGACTACAGCGCCAATTGTATCTCTGATCACTACGTGAGTAATATTTTGTCTGGCATTCTTTAAAAATTCTCGCCCTGAACGGCGCATAAAGAGCTCATAATCGAACCTAAATAGTGCCCTAGATAAGCCGTCCTCACCTGCAAATGTGACTTTATAATAAACACGGTCTTTATCAGCACCAGGGTTAGGATGGATAACCTCTGCACACTTCCTCCCAGGATATACATATCTGAAATTTGCGAAATCTCTTAAATATCGGCCGAACAAATAAGTGTCTGCATTTGAATGAGGGAATCTAATTGAAGCAAACTTGTTTATAGATGTTATATACCAATAATAGCAAGGCTTGCCCCAAATATGTTTTACACCATCTGGAGCTTCCTCTGGTAAAGTAATCACTGCCTTAGAGGCACTTTTGACACTCGAATTTGCAGCCACACCAAGAATGTTTCCGTTACCATCTGATTCTGATTTCCATAAAACAATCAAATAATCACCGGTTCTTGGACACTTATATAGTCCACGACAATAAACTTTTTTTCTTAACCGATTGTCATCTTCACATGGTAATGTATTTTCAAAGCTTCGATCACTGACCCAATTACCTAATGCACTTAATATGACGTCCATATCACCATCAATGGCTTCATCATTATCGTTAAATGAGTAAAACCCAGCTCTTTTAACGTCAAAAAATGCAATCCGTCCAATCTCTTCAGCCATTGATAAAAATCCCTGCGAGTTAACATTCGGCTCAATACATCAGCCATTTGTAATAAATAATTACAACATGTTATACAACCTACCAATTTTTGCTTACTGGTAATTTGAACAGTACCAATGACTGTACAAAAACACAGTATCAGCAAAAAATAGAGGTCACAAGAAAATTTTTCCTATCAAACCATTACATATCGATTTTTTATAGCAAAAATAGACTGCTGACACTATTTATCAGCCCCTTTCCACCACCACCGCAATTTCATCCAACACATCATGCATCAGTTGCACATCATCAATAGTGTAAGTGCCATCCAACATATCAGACCACCTTGCCAGTGGCGGGCAGTGTTGCCCGGCACCGGCGCAAGGTCGCCATAAAAACCAGTCTACGCGGGAGGGTGCTGCGGATTGTTTTCCGCGCTTTTTCCCTCGCCGCTGAGTTGCCAAAAAGGGCCGATATTTTCCCTCAGTACCTGCCCCAGCAATACCAGGTAATTATGGGCCTCATCTTGGAACAGGTTTTCACCCACCGGGATGTTATCGGATTGGCGAACGATGCTGCCGCTGTTAAAACACAGTTCTTTCAAGCGGTTTAAACTCATCGTATCGACAGAAGCCAAACTGGCGGCCATACCCATTGCCGTAACATTGGGATTGATCGCTGGTAACAAACCAGACTTAGCCGCGATTTGCAGCATTTCCACCTGATCTCTGGCCGGCGATGTTGCCCCGCTAAAAAGGGTGTCACCGATCACAACTTCAATTTGACGCCCCATAATTAGGTTTCCTCAGAGTCAGCAAATTCAAAAATAAATTGTTCATCAGACACACCGCTTTTCCCGGCGCGGGTAGCTGAGCCGCGGTTAGTCATAATGCCGTCGAACCCGGCAAAGCGTTCATCGGTGCCGGTCTGTGAAAAGGTAAAGGTGGCATCAATACCGGACTTTTCCACCGCCAATAACTGGCGCGCCTGCACCGAGCCAGGGATCAGGTTGATGGTCAACCGTTTGGCGCGGGTTTTATTGTCCAGCCGTACTGACGTGCCGCCGATACCGCGTTTTAGCGCGGCGCGGGGTTCTAAATCTTCAATGGTGATCGGTGGGTCGGTATCACCAAAATCATCAATCGGGATACCAAAGACGGTGAGGTTAGAGCCATCAGCGCCGTATCTGTGCATGGTCATAAGGGATTACTCCACGGTGGCATTGATTTCAGCGATATGACCGGCACGGCCTAAAATCACTAACAGGGTGGTTAACGGGTAAACGCGCTTTTTGCGTTGGTCTGAGGTCAGCGCAAGGACATCCTCAGGACGCGAACGAATGACAAAACCAAAATCAGCCACTTTCGTCACGCCATCGTCAGGATCAACATAAGAGCCGGTAGCCAGCACCCCGTTATTGAAAAAGCGTTTGCAGGTAGTGGCAACCGTAGACAGCAATCCGTCATAGTCACGTGGTGTCAGTGCACGTTTGGTGCCGACATTAGCAATGTAGTTGTAGCCATCCACCTGAATATGGTTTTTCAACACATCCAAATTGACAACATCATCAATAAATTCGCCATAGGAAGACATCGATTTACTGTTGATCACCCGGCTGTTATCAATTTGCCCGGCCAGTTCAATTTTGGTGAAAAATACCGCGTTCTTGGCTTTTAAGGCATTGTAAGCACTGGTGGCCATATCATCGCCCATCACACCCGGTAACACCTGATACTCGCCAGTAATAGCGGTGTTTAGCCCTGTTGGCCTGAACTTATGGAATGCGGCGGCCAGTTGCACCATGGCATAGGCTTGGGTCGGGTCAGTAGTGACAGATTCAGCGGTTTTATAACCCGCAAATACATGGCGGTTACCTTTGCTTTTCAGCAGTGAAACCACATCCCCCACCTTGTTCTGGTTGGCAATATCATCATCACTAAACGTCCACCAGATCGGATGGCTATTAGCATCAGACCAATCGGCCAACTGGAGAATAATGTCATTGCTGGTTAAATCGCTGGCTTTAAAGAAGTAGTGATAACGCCAAATATGATCAGTGGCGCTATTTACAATTTCCAACAGTGAATTTTCTTCGTTTTTCATCCAGACGGTAATTTGTGGCGGTTTGGGAATTTGCGCAAAGTAGCGGGTGGCAATGTAATAAATCGGGCTGTCAGTCTGGAAATCAGCACCGAGTTCTGGCAGCGATGCATAGTCGCGGAATGAGTCTGCATCAAACTTTGCCGCTTCTGCTAAGTCTGACGGATCAGCAAAGGTCAGCGCACTGGAAAAATCACCGTAGCCCAACCCTGCCGCCGTCAGAATAAGATTGACGGGGATAATATTATCAACCGGATAAGCCATAAGAGCTGTCTCTTTCTCTAATTTGAATGTCAAACCCTGCGGCGCGTAACAGCGCGTAGGATGCGGTTTTTTCGATGAATAGATGGATGTCAGTCTGATAGCGCGGCTGTAGTCCGGCTTGTAACAGTCCGGTAAGATTTCGGAAATTGCTGGAGAAACGCCAGGCGATTTTGTGACGGAACAGATAATCACTGACGGGCATCAGAAAATTGGCATTGGCTAAATGCATAGCGGCAGTTGCTGCGCCCGTATTGAGCAAATTGACCGACAGCAAAAATTCCATTGAGGTACAGGACGTTTCTTGTAGATCTTGCCACTCTTCCCCTAATGCCGGATCAGTTTCAGCAATGGCCGGGATAAATTCGCGCTTGCGCCGCGTTTGCCCATAGGCCCGAACCGGCACCGGGTTATAAGTGGCATATAAGCTATTACCGATTGGTGGGTTACGACCTTGGTCGGCTAATACAACTCGATCAAGGGGAACTGCAGCGGCGAGTGAAATGAGTTGCTGAAATACCGGATACATCTCTTCAATGGTTTCCATCAGCCCGCACCTCGATAGCGTTCAACCAAGGCGCGACAAAAGCTACGCCAAGGCCGGTTATCGCAAGCCACCACCCGCCATTGCCGCATTACCAGCCCGTCACTGAATTCCAGTAAGTCGCTAAATTTCCCCTCGTCATCAGGCCAGAGATAATGCACACCATCGTTGATGTGCACCACTCGCAGATCCTGCGGGTTAGCCGTGCCGCCCATGCCGATCAGCATTTGAATATCTTTCCATTTTGCTGATTGGACATTCACCTTCTGCAATTCGGTGACCTGCGGTTCTCCCTGCTGCCAAATACCGCCGGGGCCGCTATAGTCACCGGCAGTCGGTCGAATCAACCGAATACCGCCCTCAATAGGCGAATTAAAGGTGGCATCAATATGCCCGTGCATATCCAGACCATTACCGAACATGATTAATCCTCCACGATATGAGTAAGTGCGCCTTTTAAATCGCCATGCCTGATAAGCGGTGTTGCCGAGCCTTTAGCTGCTACGGTGGCGTCAGCATTTTTGGGCTGAATACCGGCTTCTATCGCCTCTTGGCAATAACCCACCGCACGCAGACCAATCTGATCCAGCATTTGGAATGCCGTGATTTCGCCGCGAGTGACCTGCGCCGTCAGCACACGAAAGGCTTTTTTGATGTTGTCCTGATTTTGTCGCAGTGGAACGCGCAGAAATGAGCGCTCAGGGATACGCCCGTCAGCTGAGCCAAATTCCTGTACCGCACCAATCACCACAATGGGAGCACCATCTTCATACACCCCTGTCCCCTCCGGCAGCCCCACCAGCACTCGACGTTTTGCCGTTGCCCGCTGATGGATCTGGCGCAATTTCTGCGCCAGTTTTGTCCCGCCCCGTACTTCGGCCCGAAGTTTCATACCATCATGGCCCCGGTACCGGCTCGGCGGCGCAAGCGCAGGAACTCCACCCCGTAGGTGGTCAGTGGTAAATCACCATTGATATTGAGATCGTCAGCAGTCACCGCCGGAACCGCAAAAGAGGTGGATTCATCACCGACCGATTTTGATGAGATGGCATAAGCCGCCCCAACATCACCACTGATAGCCCTTTTACGCATCACCAACCGGTGGGCAGCAAAGGCAAACAGGCCACGTTTTTTGATTGATGCCGGGCGGGCATGATATTTCAGCCAACGTTGGCCGGTTTCCGAATCGCCCTCCTCCAATGCCTGTATCACTTCGCGCTCAGCCCATAAGGTGGTATCGCTGAACTCCTGGTAATACTCGCGAAAGTCAGCCACAATTTGTGCAGTAATATCCACATCTCCCCCTAAAGTAAAAACCCGTCACGTGGACGGGTTATAAATGTTATCGGTTTCATCCTCTGGGGTTTCTGGCTCCGTGACATCATTCTGCGCCAGCTCGGCTTTTTTGCTATCAATCGCCTTTTGCAAGGTTAACGCTTTAGCCGCCGAGGGTGCTTTTTTACCAAATAAGGCTTCATATTCATCACGTACCGCAGTGATATCCAGCCCACTATCATCTGCATGCTCATTAAGTGGAGCATCGAATTGTTCGGCGCGCATCATGCCTGCCTGAGTAAATAAGTGGCGAGTAAAGTTGCCATTCACCGCCGCTGAATGTCCAACAGCAATAGTGATGCGCTGGCCGGTTTCCTCATCGGTCACCGTCAGCGGTGATGTGTGCAAGTTAGTGAGTTCAAACATGATTAAACCCCATCGACATAGTGAGCGGCTTTAGGAATACGCCATTCCGTGCCACCGGTACGTAAAACGGCTGGCACTTTGAAATTAACGTTGTCTGGTGTAGCTGGTGCGAGGAAGCGCAGCGGCATCACATCGTGGCCTTTCACTACTCGCATATCTTTTTTGTACACCACTAGACGATCTTTCTTCGCTGCCCCGGCTCCGGCCAGCAAGACATCATCATCAAAATCCATATCTTTGAAGTTGGTGCGCAGGAATTCCAGCAAGGTGACATTTGAAGCGTTATGGGTTGATAACAGGGTGCGCATCAATAATTGATGTTGTTCCGAGGGCAGAACGAAACCATTAGGGCGGTGAACCGTGACGGTATTCTTCAGGTACACCTGGTTATAAGCGGCACCAAAGAAATCAATGATCGGTTGGGTGCCCTTGGTAGGGATAGCAGCCACCAAATCGGCCAAGGTCGCCGGAGCCGCCTCAACACCCACATTGGAACTGGTATATAGCCCCTCACCAATATCACTGTGACCGAGCAAGTAAATCTTATTCAGACCTTGTTCAACCACATCTCGTACCGCCTGACCGCGCTCCGCATCCAAATTGACGTTATTGAGCATGGCAAAACCGATTTCCTCAATGGAATAGGTGTAACCCAGTGCGGCGGTTTTGATCTCATGGAAGCCCTGATTCATGGCGATATCCACCGTCGGCACGTCAGTCGAGTTCGGGCCAAATATCTGTAACTCACCACGGGCATCAATCGAGCGGAACGCCACCACTTTTACCCAGTCTGGCGCACTGTTATCCAGTGGTAGCAATGTGCTGTACTTAAACTGCGGATATTCCAGTCGGTAAATTTCCGATTCAATATGCGCAGCTTGTTGCACCAGAAAAGAGAGCGCCGATACTGGGCTGACGTCAAATACACTTCGTTTCATGAATATGTTCCTTTAATTTTACTCGCCGCCAGCAGCTGCAGGTGTAGATGCCAGAATGCCATCAACGCGAATTTCACCCACTTCACCGGCCACTACATCATCAACCCAGCGGACAAAATCTAATTCAACTCCGGTACCGCCTGCGGTTAACCGGCCCTGATTCACCCCTACGGCTGTAATGACTGTTACGGTTTCGCCTGCGCTGGCACCATCGACACACAAGGCAAACATCGGCCCACGACGCAGTAACGACGCCACATGATCGACCTCATAACCCACTTCATAATCTGGGGGATTAGTGGGCACGCTATTGCTGAATACCGCCATCGAACGCACGGTAAAACCGATAATCTGTGCGGCGGTAGTGGTCTGCGTGACAGGTGCACAAGAACGCGCGCCCACCCCACGGATCACTGCCCGACCAAAGGACACCATTTTGGTTTCCACTCGACGTGAGACCACTTCACAGACATCCGTGGTTGAAATTTGGCCCTCGTAGGCTTTACCGCGCCATTTGGTGAATTCACTCTGAGCAATCGCCATTATTTATTCTCCGTTTGTTTGCCATAACGTTTGTCCAGCCAGCTTTGGCGCACGCTATCACGGGTAGTCTGTGCATCGCCGGTTTTGACTTTCTTCATATCGCGGCCCAAATTGATGATGGAGTCATTAACCTCGTTTTTATCATCAGGGTCATCGTCATCCTCGTTTTCTCGGCGCTCTTCTTCTGCGTCGAAATAAGCGGATACATAAGCATCTGGCGCTTTATCCCAAGAGGGGTATTTGCGGCATTTGATTCCGGCACTGTCCAGCGCAGCACGTTTGATTTTTAGCGGGTCTACCGCGTCACAGCTAAATTCTGCACCGGCAATTTTGATAGCAGAGTCACGCGCTGCCACCACATCAGCTAGCCGCTTCGAAATCGCATCCTCAGACGATTTTTCTTTTAATGCCTCGATTTCTTCATCTTTGGCATCGGCTTTGGCTTCGGCCTCCTCTTTTTTCTGTTCAGCTTCATCCTTAGCGGCTTCGGCTTTTTCCTGCCCTTCCTCTGCGTCGCTGACACGTTTTTTTAGCGCATCCATCGATGATTGGATCAGCTGCTGGGTCGCTTCGTCAGCCACCTCTACGCGCGCGCCGGAATCCAGCACAACTTTATACATGGGGGTTACTCCCTTGGGGTTACGGTCAAATAACCGCGCCAGGTGTCCGGCTCTGGCCTGATCACACAGCGCGATATGGTTGATGGTGATGGTGCATTGAATAAATTCGTAGGCAGTACCACAGGGCGCGATACCGGGGGCATAACGGTATTCAGAGGTGTAACCGGCTGACAATTCCTCTTTATTTTGGTTGATGGCATCAATGGCGTACTGATCTTTAATCAGCAGATCGACCACCACATAATCAGGGTCATCAACATCTTGTCGCCCCGGCGAAATGGCATGCCCTGCGGTAACCTGCTTAAAAGTTTGGGCATTCACCAAATCATCAGGGTGATCAATGGTGACGTCTTTATTGTCATAACTGGCCAGACTGACTGGATCAAACACCTCAGTCGGTGGCCGGTACACATTGACGATTTGACCGGGTGACCTGTCTTTTAATCCCAGTTCAGAGGCGAGATATTGCTGCACACCGACGCGAGCAACCCGCCCGGGGACTTTTAAATAGCCCTCAGGGGTAATTTCTCGTTGGGAATTAATGGGAAAGGACACGCGGTCACGAACGGTGATCCGCATAATATATCCTGTTAGTAATCAAGCCCCTTGATTTGGGGAATGGCATGGCAGCGGCAACCAATATGGGCTCTGCCGGGGAATAGTCCGCTTTCACCGTTATAAGTCGCCCCCCGCGACCAAAGATAAATCCCCGCGCCATAACCCACATCGCTACGGGAAATTTCAAAGCATTTGATTTTGGCTCGAGGGTACTTACCGGCGGGATTACCGGAGACACGTACATCTTGCGAGGTAGACCAACGAAAACGGTTAATTCCCGCACCTACCTGCCGAGTGTGAGTAATATCACTGCGGATTTTGGCGGTTTGGTCGCGGGAAATAAGATGCGCACGCTGATAGCTGGCTCCGGTCACTTGCTGGATATTTCTGACCATCGTCGTGAGTGAGTCACCTCGCATGATGCTGTCCATCACTTCCCGCTGAATATCATCGAAATAATCTGAGGACAGTGATTTTATCAATGCGACATTACTTTCGACCGAGGCATCGAAATAATCCACTAATGACTCATTGACCATAAGTGAGGTCATATCGATACCGATAGCGCGATTAATTTGTTCAACGAATGCCGCAGAACTTTCAGATTCTGCGCGACTCACCACTCGCTGGGCTAATCGGTCTGCCTGACCTCCCATCACAGTGCGATTAAACTTGTCGGCGGCCTGTCTGATTGACTCTTTGATGATATCGACCAGATAACTGTCGGCGGTGTAATTACGGCGTAGAACCGGTGTTAATACTTCATCTATCGACTGCGCCATCAACCGAACCATTTCACGTAACTGAGCACGATAATAACGTTCGGTTTCATCTGTCTGTTTAACTGGCCTGAGTTGTGCCCTCCGGCGCGTCGGCTGGTTTTTTATCATCGCCTGGAGTGTTGCCAAGCCGGAATTGATAATCACCTTGCCGTTCGGCTGATTCGTCATCTTCAAGTCGGGTGATGTCATCTTCTTGAATACCATAAACCCCTTGCTCCATCAGCTTACGGGCCACCTGCGACGGCAATACTACTTTTTGCTGAAGGCGAATATCATCGGCCTGTGCATCTGCCAGTCGTTGGGCAGAAATCTCGCTATCGGTCGGTTGCGACAGTGGCGCAAAGGTAAAATCCAACCCATCGGGCATGGTACCCAGCGTCGAACGCACCAGCACCTCATCCAGCTTTTTCAAAAATGGGCGGTATTTCGCTTCCTGATCCCCCTTGATGGTGCTGAAATAATTGTTCTGGTCGCCTTGCCCGGAATCCCCTAATCCTTTGGCCTGCACGCCGAATATGCGTGTCATCGGAATACCGGATGCGCCCGCCGTCCACTCCATTAGTACCGCCAACACTTCTCCCAAGCCGCCGAATGAGATTTGCTTGCGATCAAAGCTCTCTTTGGAATCCAGCAGCGCCAGCCGAAATAGCGATTTCATCATGCCAAAAGTGTTGTAGCGTTTGGCTATGGCTTCATCCATATCGCCAGATGCTAAGTCAGTGGCTAAATTTTCTTTGCTGATGATGTCGATATTGGCTTCCAGAATTAGCGAAGAAATCCCCCCTTTGGCGGCGACGGCATCTTTCACATCCTCAAGACAGCGCCTCAAACGGCTATCATCCCAACCACCGTTAATCATGCGTAACCGCATCGGCAAGGCAGCACCGGGCGCACGAACAAAATGGCTGAAATGGATTTTCTGCTGACCGCCGTTTACCAGGTAGTAATCCGG